GTAAGAAACTTAAGAGCAAGGTTAATTGACAAATATCACAATATGTGGTATAGTGAAGGGGATTAATGGATACAAACATGAGAGAGCTACGATGCTCCAACGAAAAGTGTAATGTTAACAAGCATAATGGTGAGGTAGGAAAGCCTAAGTTGTTGGGCAAAGGTGACCTTGTCGAAGGCAGTGTATTAGAAATCAGATGCAGATGCGGAACAATTACACAATTCAAAACACAAGCACAAAAGTAGAAACCCAAGGAGGTTCAAATGGACTTAGCAAAGAAGTATAACAAAGCAATTGATAAGATGTATAAGCATGAAACTATATTCAAAGCGGTATTCATTCCTAAATATAGAAGATTTCCTAAGATATGCAAGAAGCTCAAGCTAGGGAAATGGATTTAGGAATAGAAAACTAAACAATAGAACGTCATTGAACGTCATTCCTTAACAGGGGTGGCGTTTTTATATGCTCTCAACCATAAGAGCAGAGGAGAACAAACATGGATGAAATCGGCAACCAAACCGAAGCAACCGAAGAACTCGATTACATTTTACCCGAAGGCTACAACGAAGAAACTGATAGCTTTGACGAGGTAGAAACTGACACAGAATTAGCTGTTGATACAGATGTAAAAGATGATGAGACTGAAACCGAAGAAACTACTGAGGATACCACCGAAGATGTAGAAGCGGAGAAAGCAAAGTTATCTGAACTGTTAGGATTTGACGAGTACAAGTACAATCACGAAGTTGGAAACGTTAACGACCTAACACCCGAAAAAGCAAAGATGTTTATGCAATTAGGCATGAAAGAAGCGAACGTTGATAATAGTGCAAGAGAACAGAACAATGAGTTCTTAGAGGTTGCCGAGATGTTTGAAATGGACGCTGACAAATTAATGGAAACTTTACGACAACAGTATTTTGACGATAAAGCTTCGAAAGAATCACGCAATGTTAATGATGTTAAAACAGAATATGAATCTTCACGCAAGACCATGCAAGATAAGATGGTTGACCGTTTTGTAGATAAGTACCCTGATATACCCGTAGATAAACTAACCGAAGAGGTTATGGATGCGGTAGCCAAGGGTCAAGACATGACACAAGCTTATGAAGGTAGCCTTAAAGATGGTGAGTTGACAACAAAGTCTGATGCAATTAAAACACTCACAGATAAGGTAGCTGAACTAGAAAAGCAACTAGGTGTCAAGAAGCAGAACGCAAAGACTAAAAGTAAAGGCGTGGTTAAAAGCGTAAGTGGTTCAGATTCTATAGCAAGCGATGATTTCTTAGCAGGCTTACTAGGAGAATAAAATGGCAGTTAATCTAGCAACCAAATATCAAAAAGCAATCGACCAAGTATTTTCAGTTGGTTCATTGACAAAAGTCGGTTTCGGCGGTAAATTCGACTTCACAGGCTCTAACATTGTTAAGGCTTATACGCTTGTAACTCAAGCACTCGGTAACTATACTAGAACAGGTACTTCCCGTTATGGTACACCAACCGAAGTAGCCGACACTGTAGCAACTTACACATTAGCACAAGATAAATCTTTCTCAGCAGTTATTGACAAAGGTAACTACCTTCAAGGTAATCTTGTTAAAACTACAGGCGCATTCATGAAAGCACAAATGGACGAGCAAGTAACACCACTTATGGATACTCGTAACCTTGCAGTTCTTACAGCTACAGCAATAGCGGCAACACAAGACGTTCTCACAGTTATTACAGCAGCTAATGCTTACTCAACTCTGTTGACAGCAGGTGAAGCACTTGATGAAGCTAAAGTTCCTTCAAATGGACGTGTATGTTTCGCTAATCCTACTTATTACAAGTTCCTTAAGTTAGACGATCAATTTATCCTTCCATCAGATATGGCACAAAAGATGGTTATCAAAGGTTTAGTCGGAGAAGCAGACGGAGTTAAGATTATCAAAGTTCCTACTAGCTATTTCCCTGCTAACACTAACTTTATTCTTACTCACCCTAAAGCAAACGTTAACCCACGTCAATTAGAAGAACTCTTTACTCACGAGAATCCTCCAGGAATCTCAGGTGCTTTAATTGAAGGTCGTTACATCTATGACGCTTTCTCATTCGCACAGAAATTGACTTCTACTTACAGAAGCAAGAAGGCGTAGAACGGAGTTATAAATGAAACTTAGAAAAGGCATGAAAGTTGTTTCGGTATCCGATGAAGTGGGGCAAGTATTAATTGAGCGTCATGGATTCAAGGAAGAAAAACCAAAGAAAGCCTAAACCATAGGGCAGTCATACTATAAAATGTGTGGCTGTCCTATTTTAACGAGAGGAGAACAATATGCATGTACATGGCGGAACAGTAGATATAGCAATTCAAGACCAAACATCAGATAGAATAAGTCTATTTCTAGGGGCAACTCTAGGAGATATTATATTACTAACCACAGCAGTTAAGGATAGTGCTTCATTTAACATCACCACAGATGGAACAGTACCTGTTGTAGGTAATTTTATACTCATTCAAGAAGACAAAAAAGTAACACAAGAAGAAATACTAACAGTGGTAGCAGTAGCGGGGGCAGAGTATACAATATCTATAGCAATCCCACTAGATGTAACTTATAGCACTACAGCAAGTGCAAGCCTACAGAATGTAGATATGAACATAAACGGAGCAACAACAGCCACTACATTCAGCGCAACACCTGAAACAGGCACTGCATGGGATATAAACAGAATGATAATATCAATGACCCATGGAACAGCAGGCGATGATGGTCTTTATGGTAACCTAACTAAATTGACTAACGGTGTTTATTATCGTAAAGAAGGAACAACTTCAGCACAAAGCCTTTATAACGTCAGAGAAAACGCTGAATATAGAGTAGAAGGATATGATGTTACGTACCCTACACGCTCAGGTGGTGGTGGTACATTCGGTACAGCTTCAAGAGTAACGTTCAATGGACAAGATAAAGCGGGTGTAGCAATTAGAGTTAATGGAACACTAGCAGAATCATTCTCAGGCAGGGTAAGAGACAATATATCAGCACTCACAACCCATAGAGTTAAAATACAAGGACATGTGGTAGTAGATTAGAGGTGGAATAATGACAGTACAAGAAATATTATATGATTCTAGGGCTTTGATTGATGAGTATAATGAGGATGGTGTAGTTAAGCCATCTTCTGACTCTGACATTGCCGCACTAGAAAGTAATGGAATAAGATTCATAAATATGGCTGTGCAAGAAATCTTCAGAGACTCTAAGAACTTTAGCGAGTATAACCTTGTCTGTAAAGCAATCCCTAATTTACTTTCTGACCAATTCGATGTTGAGGAGTTTACAGGAACAGACTTGAATTATCCCGAAGATGGTATTGTAGGTGCAAAAGCTTACTACTTTACAGTGGATTCTGATGCAACGGTCTATATTGAAGAGTATAATGGCTCTGCGTGGGTCGTATTAAGCACCATATCGATTGTGACCGACCTAGAAGCCGATTACAGCGGTTCTATAACTCCATCTGACAGTTTGTACCCAATTAGAATTAGAATGTCAGGAACAACGTATTACAGACACCTTAATCGTTGCTTGTATGAATATAATTTCAAAACCATTCCTGAGTATAGAGAGTGGGTAAGATATGACATGCCAAGTGATTTTGGCGAAGTTGATAAGATAATTAATGAACGTCCTTACGAATTGAACTCTAACTTCAAATGGGAAGGTAACAACACCCTAGCAGTTAAACAAGATTACGAAGGCACGATTAAAATTATCTATAAGCCATTACCTACAACTATTACAGCTGTAACCGATGTGCTAGATATTTACAATCCAACTGCTGAGCAATTTGTTAGATTCTTTGTAGCAGCTAAAATGGCTACTACCGAGAACACTGATTTGGTCAACTACTTTGAAGGCAAGGCTAACGAACTTAAGTATGAAGCACTAAAGACACCACCTGCAAGTGAAGAACCTATTGCAGACGTTTACGGAGGTGATTTCTGTGGCAACATTTACTCCTAGGAAAAAGCCTAGTCCTATTAAGATTGACAGATTCTTGGGTATAAATGAGGCAGTCGGTGACACAGAGGTTAGTGTTGGTGAGTGGATTTCAGGATTTAACGCAAGAGTCACAAAAGATTACAAGATAGAGAAAAGACCGGGGCATTATACTTACATCAACTTTGGAGTTGGAGACGTACAAGGTCAATGGTTTGGCACAATTGGTGGCACACAAGCAATGATATTGTGTTGGAATGGGAACGTCTACGAATATGATACAGACGTTGTTACTACAACTACTGCAATTGCTACATTAATATCTGAGGGAACGGTTACAATTTTAGGAACGATCACAGACGCTAAGACTAATATATTTTGGTTTGAAGATATTGTTTACTTCATCAATGGCACAGACTATAAACAGTACAATGGTACAACTTATGCTGATGTTGTTGGTTACGTTCCTACAGTCGCATTATCTGCACCCCCTAGTGGCGGTGGTACGCTCTTTGAAGAGATTAACCTAATTAGCGGATACAAGACACAGACATTCGTTGGAAATGGTTCTTCCGCACTTTATCAATTAGCCGAAGCCACACTAGATGCTACATTAGTAACAGCAACCGTAAATGGAGTTGCACAAGTTGAAACTGTTGACTTTACTGTTAATAG